TTTGAGAAACAGCATTATCATCAGTAAAGGTAGTATCGTGGGGGTGAGTTGCAAACTTCTTAGCTAATTCTTTATCATCATCAACGTCTGATACCGCTTGGTTTATATCTACAATAACTTGAGGTATGTTTAAATTTTCAATATCAGTTAGTTGGGGTTCTACAGTGTCTAATCTTCCGCTTATTGCCGAAACGTCAGCTTGAAAATCTTCAATTTCCTGAGTTAGTTGGTTAGAGTAACCACCACTATAGGTAATGACCTCTAAAATATCATCAGCGGCTAAATCCTTAGCCCATAGTAAATTATGTTGTACGTCATCATACCAGTAGTCAGCATCGTTAGATAATGAGGCATAATCATCGCCTTTAATTAATTTAACACCGTTTAAGTATATTTCACTTGAGTTGTTAAAATTAACACCGCTTAAGCTATCGTAATCACCAGCAACAGTAGTAAAGTCAGCTTGTGTAAACTTTTGCACATTCTTTACTGGTGCAGCAGTATACCAATCTGATCCGTCATATATCTCTAAGACGTTTGGTGTTTTACTTTTGTTATACCAAAGTGTACCAGCCACAGGATCAGTTGGTGCGTCTACTTGTGAGTAGTAAAACTGACCAGAAGCCATGTTAGTTACACGAGCTTGGTCGTAAGCTTCCTGAGCCATGTAAAAGATTTGGTTAGAGTCTTTATCCAAGGTGTCAGCTTTCAAGATCGAGCCGTCACTAAAGTCTACCAACCTTTGATTGTTTTGCGTATTACGCTCTACTGTAATTACATCGTCAGTAGCGGGTAAATAACCAGCATTAAAGTTTATAGTAGTTGTGTTATAACTGTAGTCTGTTCCTTGCACCTTTAACACATCATTAACATAAACTCTAATGTCCGCTGCTTCAAAGTGGTCTGGCAGCGTGTATTGAGTGGAAGCGGAATCACCCGCTCCCCAAGTAAATGTCTTAATTGAATTTGCCATTTATTTATCCTGTTGTTTTTTTCGCCAGTTGGCTATGATTTCTTCTGGGTCAGTTATTACACCCGTAACCGTTTTCTCTCGCTGTGCTGCTTTCTCTAATTTAGCATTAACTTCGTACACTTCTGCGAGACCTGTATCCTCGTACTCTTTTAAGAGTTGCTTCATTGCTCTTTCTTCATACATACTGAGAATTTTCATAATATCTTTCTCAGCTCCACTCTTTAAATCTCTCTCAGGAGTAGATAAGCTTTTCTTAGTAACTTTTTTGTATCGAGTAGAATTTAAGTAATCAGCAATTTTCTCTTCTAAAGTTAAACCGTTTCTTGTAGTTGTTGAATAAATCTCGTTGAACCTTGTCCACGCAGACTTACCATCTTTGTAAAAGTAATCAGCTTCTAAATCGAGTATACCTCTTTGTTTTGGAATATCGGCTATATTAGAGTTCATCTTTAAAAACTCTAGCCTAACTGCGCTGTCAGATAAGAGGGTTACATTAGATAAACCCTTATCAGGTTTCATTCTAATCTGTCCTAGTCTATCGAACTGGGGTGGAAGTTTTGGAGAAAGAATAGGTATCTGGCTTTGCATAGCTTCAATAACACCGTTCACTTCTCTATATACCTCATCCTCACCAAGCATTTTAAGTACGGCTGGAGTAAACACTCGCCCTTTTGCTTCTAAGTATTTACCGCCTTTGTTGATGGGATCAGCCGTCATCTCTACGAAGTTTGCTATACCTTGTGTAAAGGTTTTATCTTTAGCAAGGTTCATAAAGGAGATAACAGTTGCACCTAATATTTCATTCGCTTCTTCGTACTTGCCCAACTCTACTAAGTCTCTAGTGTTTGCTAGGGTCATAAGTACAGTATCAGCAGGGTCGTAACGAGAAGTAGTGTAGAACTTACCCTCGTGGTAATAAGAGTGTGGTTGCATACCAGCAAGCTTAATGTTTTTCTGATGGTTGTAAGAAGCGTGATCCATCGTGCTTGTCCACTTATAGATTTCCATTTCACCGCCCTTACCGTCTGGAACTTTTACTTTTTCGTTGATAAAGTTCCAAGCTGTGTAGACAGCCGTAGTCATCATCACCATTTCAGCTAACGCTCTGTCTCTGTCATCACCCCCTCTTTTAAGGGCTTCTCTGAATCTACGTGAGAATAGGTTTGTAACAGGGAAACGTCTAAGACCAAACTTAAACACGTTAGTTGGTGTACGGATAAACCAAGCATCCATAACTAACCTAGCAAGTGGGAATCTGTTTACACCTTTTTGTATCCACTGACCAAAGTCACCTAACTTATCCGTGAAGGTCACTTGACGCGCTGATTGTAAAGCGTAGAGTATTTCACCTAGATCATCTAGTTCCTGCTCTGTTAGGGCTTCATCACCATCTCGCCACTTCTTAATTAAGTCCATGCTTTTTTCAACCTCAGCATTCACTAGACCCCAGTATTCTTTCATACCTTCGTCTTGGTGTTTACCAAGCTTTTGCCATCTTGCATCAACCAGACCCATGTATACGGATCGGAAGTTTACTTGCTTAAAGAACTCATCACCAGCAGCTAGACCTCTAAAGGGTGTACGGATAATATTACCAACCCAATCACCTATTGTAACGTCATCAAGTTCATCCCAGTTCTTAGTTCTAACCGCCTCTCGTACTTTACGTAAATCAATATCACCTTTACCAATAGCAGTGCTGTCTTTTGCTCCGCGTACTTCTTCTTTTACCTTAAAGTCTGGATCAAGAATGTTTTTACCTGATGCAATAACCTCAGCAGAAGCTTGTAAGGCGCGTCTTGAGTGGTAAGCTACACCAAACATTTGGACGTAACCTCTACGCCATTGTCTTTTAGCAGCTTTAACATCACCACGTAAAAGGGCGATACCAGCACCAGCTCCAGTTTCTACATTATTAATAAGAGTCATCATTGAGTTTGCAATGACGTTGATTAATTGTGTATCCCAATTAGCTAGAAGGTTTGCAGTAGCAAACTCCACAGCCATGTCTAACCCCTTTTGAATAGGGTTAACAATGTCTCCAGCTTTTTCTTTAATACGGTCAATAAAAGTTAAATCCTCATCACTTATCTTAACACCAGAATCCTCCAGCATTTTCTTTCTAAGGATGTCCTCTTCAGATAAGTTCTTGCCTTTATTTAACCTCTTAAGCTCTTTCTTGGATTTTTTAGACGCTTTATCAGCCATCTGTTTTTGCGCTCGCTCTAAATCTTCACCAAAGTATGTTGATAAATCTCTAGGCTTACTTCCAGCTATAGCAACACGCAAAGCTTGCAACGCCCTACCCCAAGAGCTACCAAGACCTTCAATGATCGTGTGTAGATCAAGATAAGCTTTTGTAAGCATTCTCTTCTTGGCTACGGCAGCAGGATCAGCGTTTTTATAAGCTGTGCTTTCCTCAATAACCCTAATGGCTAGTGCAATATCTTTTTGTAAGTCCTGCACCCCTTTAGTAAAGGCTGCTGCCATTGTTGGGTGTGGCTTTTCTTTTCCTAATTTTTTTACAAAGTCTAAAATATCATTCGTTGTTTTCTGTTCCTTTAGTAACTTTGTAATATATGCCCTACCCTGTGCTATTGTTTTAGCAACAGGAATGGTTTTTGTACCTGTATCATCAGGAGACCGTAGGCTTTTAAACTTCGCTCTGGCTTCCTTAGTGATAATATCTAACTCATCCTTAGTCATTCTAGTGTAGTCAGGGATGTTAGGTACATCTGAATCTTCTATCTTTTGGTTTTGTTCGAACTCTTTACGCTTCTCAACGTGTTCCCTAAATCTTTTTAACTTATCAGGGTTATCCCTTAACAGAGTTCTGTCTATGTAATCCACTGCGTCATTGGGGGTTTTAAACGGAAGAGGTGAAGCGTTATTATTTATCTCTATAAGTTCCCACCCACCGTCTTTATTTCTTATAACGTCATATTCGTATACTGTAAAACCATCTGATCTATCGAATTGGTACTTATCTTCATTTACTTTAGTTATAGGAAACTCTGGGTTTTTATATACTGGAGTATTTTTAGCTTTCCTAGCCACATCCTCAGCTAGTTTGTTAAGCTTCTCTGTGGCATCTTTCAGACTTTTAACAGTCCCTTCAAGTCCTTCTATTTCCCACTTGTTGCTGCCAACCTTTTTGACATTATAAGTAGTACCATTACGCTCTACTGTGTATTCACCCTTACCTACCTTAACAGGCTTAGTGTTAATACTTAAAGGAGCTTCTGGTAACTCTTCCTGATCTCTTTTCTTCCGAGCAGCCTTCTGCCACTTGTCCATATCAGCGACATCGTTTGAACGAAACAGTGTATTGTGTATAAACTCATTAGCTTCTTTAACTGAGCCGAATGAACCGAAATCTTCTAAACCTTCAATAAAATATCTCTTAGAATCTTTAGGTTTAATGAAGAAAACTTTTTGATTGCCAAAGTAGTTTGAGTAAAGTGTATCACCCGCTTCGTTATTGCCCTCATTCTCAGGCTCACGTAGTTTTACTTCTGGCTCTTCTGCTTCTTCTGGTTTAGGTTCTGGAGCTTCATCCTCAAACTTCTTAGCCGTTGTGTCAGGTGTCTCTACGTTAAGTGTATTACCCTCTTCATCAACAACTTTAGTATTACCTTCTTCTGGGTTGATCTCGTCTTTTAGTTCTTTATCTAGTGTTTCGGCTTCTTCTTTAGCTGCTTGTCTTTCTTCTGTAGAAAGGTTTTCATCTTTTGACTTCTTGCCAGACTTAACAAACTTAAATGCTTTTGTTAAACCTTCAATAGTATAATCTAAGAATATACCTGTTCCACTACCAGCGATGCCGTTTTTTACTCTGTTGAAGAACTCATCATCTGATTGTTTATCAGTCAACCAATCTAGGTAATCAGCCTCAATACCCAGCATCTTAACAAGGTCGGCAGCGTTAGCATCGTGACCATCAAAGGCTACCGTATCTACGACAAACCCTTTTACAGCCGCCTCAGTAACTCTTTCTGTAACTGTTTGAGCAACCTCAGCTCCTTTCTTAAACTTACCTAAAGTAACCCAACCAGCTAAGAACTGTGTAACGCCACCAGTAAATTGAGCAACACCGCTATCGACTAAGCCTGACTCTGTTAAGTCTTTATTAGTTAGGAGCGCATCCTCAGCGATGTTTTCTAACGACCCTTCACCAAAGTAACCTAATCTTGCATTGTCTATAAGCTTACTTTGCTTTAGTCCTTGTAGTTGTTCGTAGTTAAAATGCTTTACTTCTCTACCGAAGGCATCGAAGATTACTGCACCATTTAAGTTTTCCCATAGGGTAAGCTCTTCTTCACTCGCCCCTTTGGTTTTAAACATAGCTACATCACCAGTAAGCTTGCTTATATCCTCAGCGAGAGGGTCAATAATTAAATCTAAAAACCCAGCCGACTCTGTAACAGCACTGCCGACACCACTTACGACACTTAAGCCTGTTTGCTGTGCTGTAGTTAGAGGTGATTCAGTTTTATCTTCTACCTGTTCCTGTACCTGTGCTTCTTGATCTTGCGGTACTGGTACGTTGCTTTGTTGTTCAACTTCCTTTAGTAAGCTTTCAGCATGATCTAGTAAGAAAGCTGCGGATTCATTATCACCGTCTTGTTGAGCTTTCTCAGCCAAGTCCAGATAATAAGAGTAGTTATCACTCATAGTTAACCTCAGTTAGTTTTTCATTTGCTCCCTAAGTTTCTTTAGTCTTTCCACTGCCTCAGCAGGGGATTCACCTTCTTGGGGCTGATTCAGAGAATCAAGTTGTCTGTCTATTGTGTTCTCTTGAAAAATTCTTCGAGCATCGGGCATTGCATCGAGCCTGTACTCATTTGTTTCTAATTCTGTGACATCTTTTAGAGTTTTAAGAATAGTGTTAGCTATTGTCATCTGCTCTTGTAGTGTTTTGTTTTTCCAATCAGGGCTGGTGTATTGTTCGATCCATAACTGTTTACCAACGCCATCTAAATATTGATACTCAGCTAAAGCAAAGCCGCTGTCTTTATCGGTTGCTAAAGCGGTCACACCTTTCTCAATACTTTTCCAGACAAGGTTGTTACTAAACATTGCTTTGTTATCATCACTACCAACCCTTGAAAACAACTGGGACATCAACGCTCTGCTGATGCCATCGTTCTCTACAAGGCTCATAATATAATCACTTTGCTCACTAGGTGTCTCTAAGCGTAAGAAATCAACCCAAACTTTTCCGTAAGCTTCTGGATTTAAATCAACATCGTCTAAGTCTTGGTAAGCATCTTGCATACCTTTGACCTTCTCAAACGAATTTTCTACACCCAGATCAGCGTATCTTTGTGCAACTTCTAAAAGATCGCCCTCACCACCAGCTAATATCGTTGCTGCTTCTCTAGCCATGTCAACTTTAGCAGCCTTTACTGCTCTTTCCTTCTTAAGTCTGGTTTCGTTCTCTTGCGATACATGAAACTTTCTAATGGCTTCTCTTTTAGTTGCTAGGTCGTTTTGAAACTCTGTTCCACCTATTGCCGTCTTACCAGCAATGTTGCCTTGTAGTCTGTCAAAGAGGCGTTCGTCTTTGTTTTCTCTAAATTGTTGTTCAGCTACACTTGCTAGAAGCTTATAGCGAGACTCTGGTGTTTCATATCCTAAACCAAAAGCCACATCTTCTAAATCTTTAATCAAAAGGGAAAAACGAGGATCATCAGCAGACATAGCTTGGGCTGTCTGTCCGTCCCTATTTAATTCTTTCATAAAGTGGTTGTTTAGTGTTGTAGCTGTTTTAAAGTCTTTAGCTTCTTTCTTCTTTTCGTAGAATCCTTGATTCCATACATCACCGAACTCTCTTGCAAAGTGTATTCTACCACCATCAGTAGCGAAACCGCTTACGGCATCTTGGTAGGCTGGTACGTCTTTACTATACTGCGCTAAAGCTTCATCTGGATTATTAAAACTAGATAAATCAGTTTCCGCTAACCACTGGTTTGCAAGTTCTCTTTGTGATGCAGATTGGTTATCTGCTTCTAAAATATCTAAAAGTTCTTGTTGTTTTTCGGCTTTGGTTAGCTCTCGCTCTTCTTTTTGTGCCATTCCTTGAGCAAAGCTGCCCAACGTCCCAGCAGCAGACTCAAGAGCCGCAGCTATCTGTTTTCCTTTAGGGTTCGTCTCGCCTTGTACGAATGTATCTACTCGGTTAGCTTCAACCTTATAATCAGGCGTGACCGCAGTCTTACGCCAGTTTACTGCTTCATTGATTGAGGTTGCCATGTTTTTATCCTATGTAAATTTACCAGAGTCTTTCATACCGCCTACTACAGCTTGTCCTATTAGCAAACCTGTAGCTGTGCTGCTTGGTCTAGCTACGCTATTAATTCTTGATTGGGCTTTTGTTTTACTGCCTAAACGCTCTTCCTGTAAACCCTGTATGGTATTATCAAGATTTTGACCAACTCTTGTGTCAGCTACTAGCCCCTGTCGCTGCATATCTTGGATGACAGCGTTGTTGTTTAATAATGCACCAGATTCACCACCAGCCACCTCAGCTCTAGACACTTGCTCTCTAAGTGCTAAGGAGTTATCTAATTTTTCGTTGGCTGCTTTTGTGTCCTCTTGTGCTTCTTGTATATTTATTTGCCTTTGCTCATCTGTTTGAGCTTGGAGTGCCATTTGTTTGTTGGACTCATATTGTGCTTTTTGCGCTTGATGCTGTTGTTGTGCGCTTAAAATATTCATCCCTGCTGAGGCAACTGCTAATGATACTGGATCACACATTTTCTTTTATCCTCACGAATTGGTAGAAAGGCTCTCTTCCTACGCCATATTCTTTCACTAAATTTATGAATTGAAATCCTAGAGACTTCAACCATTTGATTGATACTGTATTTTCTACGTGTACGTAGTTAAGCAGCAGGGGGTGGGAAGTGTTCATCTCCTCCACCCACCTAGCTGAAACTGGTAACATTACTTTCTTGGTCTCTGGTAACTTATCTGAACCAAGCAACCAAGGACTAGCAAATATGTCATTTACTGCCAGACCAAACATTCCCACAATACTTCCATCTTCATGGATGATTGTGTGGCACTCGCCATAGGAAAGCTTAAAACTTTCTTGTAAAGCCCTTAAAGGGTCAAGCCCATTACTAGCCATAACTTCTTTTGCGTCTTGTTCACGCATATAAGGATATAGCTCTCGACAGTCTTGCCATTCTGCTGGTCTGTAATAATGTGTCATATTTATAGTCTCTTGCTTCTCATTGTGACATACCCTTCCCACTCTGCACTTTGGAAAATGCTTGGAAGGTGTGAGTCATTTGTTATTGTAAGTTTGGTGTTTTCTGCGTTTGATTGAACACCTACTTCAAACGCGCCTTCAGTTACGACTGCTGGCTGCCCAAGTAAGTTGTCCGCATCGCCTAGTATTCTACCTGTAAATATTGACTCAACAGGGTCACGACCTACAGATTCTAAGGTTACTTTGAAATAACCTGTGTTGTTGTAATTAAAACCCATCTTTCTAAGCTGTAACCTAGACTGCGATGTAGCATCAGTGCCGTTAGGTTTTAGTGTCTGTTGTGACAACTGGTATTTGAAGGTGTAGGGCGTACCAAAAATTATTTTAGTACCCGCTCCTAACTCAGAAAGAATAAAGTCAGAGTTATCGTTAAACAAGCCTAGGTCTCTGCCATCTTCTGCTATACAATAGGTTTTATCGGTTATATAATTTTCAGGTAGTGCAGCATTAAGTTTTTCAACAGTACCTTCAGAAATATCAACTGTGACTTGACTGTCTAATAAATTTAACTCTTCTTGTTCAGCTAAATCCATAACCTCGTAACTGCCATCATTAAACGTAATGTAAAGCTCGGCATTGTTGAAAGCTACACTTGTTATCTCTTTATCAAATATCCATTTAGACCAAGAGCTTTGTAACCTCTCTTGTGCTGAGTTGTACCATTTGTAAACGTAACACTCTTTAAGGTTATCATCTGTCAAGGCTACAAGCATATCTTCGTTAGAGGAAGCTGCTACTTGCGTAATAGTCCCAGCGATGTATTTAGGAACGTGTGATGTTATCTCTGGAGCGTCTTTAATTTCTGTGTCATCTTTAGTGTAGAACTCTCGCACACCAGAATAGTTTCCGCTTTGTGTTGTAAAGAATACACTAGTTCCCGCACCTACTGGTGAAGCTTTAAGACTACATTCGTATTTAGTTGATTGATCTATTGTAACTTCGGCTGGTGTTAATAACTGAGAAGCCGACAGTGTAAATTGGTTTAGCTCTGAGAATAGCAAGAGGTTGTCTTGAATAGGCACAGCAGCCTTAAGCTCAGACACTTCGTTCTGACTTACTGCAACGTCTATTGGATCAGAGTCTAGTAGCGTTCGCACTGTTGTGCGGAAAAAGTTATAGTAACCGCTGGCTTCACTAAAGATTACATTCTCACCTGAAAGAACACCTAAGCGGTTTCTGTGGAAGAATATATCAGAAATAGTTCTCCCTTCATCTTCGTTACAGAAACTAGGAAAGGGGTTAGTGTTGTTATCACCACATAGGCGGTTGTTCCAAGAACCTTCACTAAAGTTAAAACTTAAGTCAGCGTTTTGTCTTAGTTGGTGAGGCATAGTATCTTGTTTAAAACCGTGGTTAATGTTTGGAGCGGGACACTCTTTCCAATAACCTGAGCCACCTGACCCTTTAAACTGAACATAGAAATCATCTTCTTTCTTGTTGTTGTCACCGACAACCCCTAAGATAAAACCATCTTCACATTGGTTGGGTAAATCAGTAAAAGATTTAGCACTTCCCTTAAATGCCTTAAGGTTAACACCGCCATCATCGTCCGTAACTTTAATTTGAAAATCACCAAACTCTTCACTAGCCTTGATGATAAAATAAGGCTCTTGGTTGTGAGACGTTGGTTCTATATCTAAACTTGCGCCAGAGCCACCAGCATAATGAATGTTACTTTGAAGTCCAACCTCACGTAATGTACCAATAATTGTTCCTGTTTTAAGACCATCGCTATTAGTTGTTTGGGTCTCGTCATTTGCTCCAGAAACGGTTGTAATACTTTTAGGTGTGTTTTCTGCCTTTACAGCATAAAGATTACTGGTAAGCTCTGCGTCTACTCTTACTCGGTATTGCCTACCGTAGTTGGTAGATTTTAAGTAGACCAAAGCTGATCTTGGGTGTGCGTAAAGTTGACCCAAGGAGGCATCTTGTTTAACTACTTTTGAAGTGTTTACTATAAAGGTAGAATCGGCAACAGAAGTTGCTTTAATTTTTTTAACATCGGTGGGTAAGTAACCTACGTCATCTTGGTTAGCTGAGTTAGCTATATAAGTACCATCTTCTAACCAACTACCTACTCCTGATTGATAACGAAGGTTGCCATAAATGTCGTAAACAAAAATGGTAGCTCCTGCTGCTTCAGGGTTATAAGGCGGTATCGTAATAACAACTAAATACTGTTCGTCATCGCTTCTCTTGTAGGTATGATAAAAAGCATTGCTTAGTACGTTTGCTCCTTGTGCTATAGTGTTGCTGGAGCTTAGGTTAAAACTATTTAAATCCTCTTCATCGCCCCATGCACCTGTGGTTCGTACTAACTGTTTTAAAAACTTGGTAGGAGGACGTTTCTTAAGACCATCAACCACATCTGAGAAACCGTTTTCCTGTACTTCTCCCTGACTCTCTAAGCGTAAAGCCGCTGGTTGTTGTGAAACCCCGTTAATAAGGTTTGGTATGCTTTTAGAAACTAGACCCATTGTTATTCACCCTTGTTCCAATGCTTCGATCTAGGACGCTGTAAGTGCCTCCATCATCAAAGATATTATAATCTGCATTATCACCCTCCATCTCTCTTAGGGCGTATAAGGCTTGTTCTTCATCTGCCCTGTTCATTGCAGAAAGTGTGTCACTTCCCACCACCCTTTCTTGAAAGAGTCTGGAAGCTTTTAGTGTTATATATCTTCTAGCTACTTCAGGTAGCTGTTCAAAAGCTAAAAGGACAACCACATCTAATTTTAAAGCTTCGCCTATGTTAAACGTGTGGTTTACTTTGTCGTACATCTTATTTCCACGTTGTACGTATTCGTTCTTAGAGCTTCGGTACTTAGTAACAGAGTTTGCAAGGTCTGCTCTTACAACTTCTGAAGGTAGTACCACGTTGCCATCGCTATCGGCAGCAACGGTATAATTTGGTTCTGTGTTGAAGTTCCAGCCCAATGACTGAACATCTCTTGAAACTTCATTGAGTATTGTTTCAGCAGTTTCAGCATCTACTAGACCTGAAGAAAGGCTGTTTACTGGTGCTTCGCCTATAGTGGAAAGCATAGAATTTACAGCACTAAGTTGTGTTGTTGGAGTTGTCATATTTACCTCAATGAAAAAATAAAGAGAAACACCCCCCGAAGGAGGTGTCCTCATAATAACTAACGTATTAGCAAAATGCGATAGCAGCTTTGTTGCGTAGAACATTGTGTCCCATTGCATACTTAGCAACCATCAAAGTACCTTGACGTTCAATCTGATATTCAGACTCAACACCTAGGTCTAGTAGCTTAACTGTAGCAGCAGCATCTTTAGTGAAGATCAAGCCTTTAAGACCAGACTCACCAGCAGCGTAAGCAGCATTACCTGAACCACCGTCAGCTTGGCTGATTGGGTTAGGAGTAGCATCAGCAGCAACAGCTTTAGGTAGGTGGTTAGACATAAGAATCTTAACACCGCCTACTGTTGGTACGTTACCACCAGCAATACTACCGTTACCACCGAAGTCTCGGTTCATAGCGTTAGTATCAGTACCCATTAGCTTGTAATAAGTAGCTGGGTCTAGTACGCAGTACTTCTCACCAGTTACATCTTGAGTATCAAATAGCTCAAGAGATTTGATGATACCGTCTACAATATCTTGACCCGTAGTGCCTACCGATAGTTTACCAGCCATTTCTGTAGGAGTACCGTTATCGTCATAAGTTGCCCATCCAGCACCAACGCCAGTAACCCACTGACCTACTTGGTCAGCAGTACCAGCACCAGTTGCAGCATCATAGATTGTAGAGAAGATGTTGCGGTCAGCAGCGTTAGCTAGAGCATTACCCATCTCTGATGAGTAGATAGAACGTACATCGTAGTGGTTCATCGCTTCGTCAATTTTAGGTACGAAGGTTGAGCTTACGAGCAAGTCATCTACTGTTACAGTGATTTCGCTTGCATCTACCTTACCACCATAAATGGTGTCACCAGCTTTGTGGTATTCTGCTGATGCAGTACCAATGCTAGGGAATTGAGCCGACTTACCATTAGAGATAGTGCGTACTCTGTGTAGAGGCATTGCAATGTTGCGCTCTTCAAATGCTGTTAATACTTCACCAGCAAACTGCTTGAGAAATAGTTCTCTGCTAGAATTACTAGCGTCTATTGTGTTGTTAACCGAACCTAATCGGGATACACTTCCTGTATCACTTCCTGAGTTCCATGCCATAATAATTTACCTTTTGTTAAATGTTTAAATGAATGTTTAATGTTTAGTCACTTAACACTTAATCTTTCCGCTTAGATTGTCCCCGCAGGGGTCAAAGGTAATTAATTCTGTGTTTCGTTACTTATAAAAAAGCCCCCCGAAGAGGGCATAAAAGAGACTATTGTACGTTGCTACGAGCAAGTTTGTTCGTAACAGACTGACGGTATGCTGGATCACTCTTGTATCGAGGGTCTCTCATAGCTGAGGTCACTTCTGACCAAGAGCTATAAACACCGCCTGACGAGTTACTGGATTGTCCTTCTATTAAAGAAGGGTCTGTACCCTCATTAGCTTGATACTTTGTTTGTAATCCTGACACAGCCAGTTTGACCATCTCAATGTCTCCTGAACTCACAGCTCTGTCGTAGGCAGCTACTTCATTTTCAGATAAGTTTTCGCCAGCCCAGCTGACCATATCGCTGTAAGCTTGTTCTCCACCTACAATATTGTAGACAGATGTTTGGTAATCTTTTGCTAGGGCTTCTTGTCCCGCAATCCAACTATTTACCAAATCTTGTGGGAAACCCGCTTCCGATAACTTGTTGTAAGCATCTTCAGACAGTTGCCCATTTTCATCATACTCTGCCTGTAGTGAGTCGAAGTTAACACCAGCGTTTTCTACTGCTTGTTTAACATCGCTTGCAGTCGCGTCTACTTCAGGAGCTTCTTGTTGTGGCGCTTCCTCAGTAGGTGCTTCCGCTTCACTTTCACCAGAGCCTAATTTCTTTTCTAGATGACTGTATGCTTCAGCCATCTGTTCCACGTTCTTAAATTTTTCAGGCAACCAATCAGGACGCTCCTCTTGATTAGGATTGTTACGCGCCTCTAACTCTTCACCTTTTTGAATCATTGCTTCAACGTGTTCTTGTGATTCTGTTTGTTCTTCATGTGTATTAATATTGTCTGTCATAATAGTCTCTTTTTAAATTACTCTTCCGTTGGTTGTTGAGCTGCCTCAACCATGCCTTTAACTGCTGGAGCTACACCCTTCTCAGCCATCGCCATCATTTGTTGTTGTTGTTGGGCTTGCATAGCTGCTTGTTGTTCCTGTGCTTTCTGTTCTTCAGACTTCACAAGACCTTGGGTATCAATACCAAGGGATGCACCTAAACGATCAATGTAATCATCAATGTTTAGTTCTTGTGCAATCACTTGCTGACCTAATGGTTGTAAGTATTGTAAGAATGTAGAAAGTTTGTTTAAGTCCTGTCCACGACCAAGAGCCTCCAAACCAGTTACGATCTGCGGCTTCAGCGTATCTTTAGGGAACTTAGGCATCTTCCCTTCCTTTTGCATTTTAGCTAGTAGAAGGTTGACAAGAGGCACTTGGAACTCTTGGGATAACACTGAGTAGATACCACCTAGTGCGGTCTCTAACTCCTGAGCCATGTAACGAACTTCTTCAGCAGTTACACGTTCAGCTTGTCGTTGTACGGAACTGTTAAGGAGGAAAGCAAAAGACAAACGCTCAGTTATTTTCTGCATTGTCTCTTGTGCGACTCGGAAGTCGTTAAATTTATTCGCTTGTAATGTAGTAACATCGTTTGCATCGCCTGACACAATACCACCGTTGGGTGCGTCTGCAATACTACGCATCTTTGTTGTACCGTTAGGTCTAACCATGAACAGTAATTTAGAGGATGCAGCACTACCTTCCACAATGGCTCTCGTTAAAGCTTCTAATGATTTCAAATCGCCAACAATTTCTTCACAGAAAGAACGACCATAGTCATTACCATCGACAGCAATAAAACGTAAAGCCATCCAAGGTAGTTTCTCTTGTGAATAAGAGCCTGTAGATGAAGGAATAACAATGTCATGTACTTCCTGATGTACTTCGTATTTATTACCAACTCGTTTAATACAGGTGTAAATATCGCACTCTTTCTTGTTGGTATCTACTTGGTACTCAGGGTTTTCAAGTAAGACTTCCATAACATCTTTAGGTAATGCTTCGTAGGATATAGTTTCCTTGGTAATAATTTTTACCACATTACCCATTGAATCACGGTTTGCTACATAACGATCAAGTCTAAAGACTTTCATACCGCCTTTAGGGGGTAAATGTACCAAGGCGTTACCGCTTACGATAAGTTGTTTTAAAGCTTCAAATGTCGGTACTCGAATAGCTTTTGACTCGATAACCTGTGTTGCTGATCTCTCTATACGAGCTAACGCTTCTTCTGCCTTACCACGCGCATCTCCTCCTAACTCGACTAAATCATAGTCATCAATAGTTAAACGGAAGAATGCTTGGTTGGGAGGGAGAAGAGTCATCAGTAGTTTTGATGCTAAGTTGTTTACGCCTCTAGCACCTACTGATTGGAAAGGTGTGTTATACTGAGTAGACCCATTATGTCCATCAGGTGGCATAAGTGTAGGTATTGTTAACTCAGCGCAAGACCTAGCTCTGGAGAGAAAAGCGTCACGATCTGCTGCCATGTTCTCATATTGTTTGGCTAAAGATTGATCGTTCATACTTTAAGTCCTATTTTTTGATTGTTAAGCCAGAGCCACTAGCAGCACCTTTGTATTGCGCTCCTGAGCTGCCACGACCAAGTACAGATTTAGCACCTCTTTTCTTCTTCTGGAGACCTGTAGCATTGCTGTCAACAGCGTTCTCTAACTCTGCGGGAGCTTTCTCAGGTGGGGGTGGTGGTGCTACTGTTGGTTGGGGTTTTGGTGGTTTTGGGGTTGAAAAACACATATTTTAAATCTCTTCTGGTTGGTCATCCTCTAATATAATTTCCATACGTTGGATGACAGATTGTTGTCCTTGAAGAAAAGCTATGTCCGTTTCCGACATCCCCCTTTTCATGGGCAACTTATTTGGAAACAATTTCTTCAAATGTTCTATTAATTCTTTACTAATGAATACTTTATTTTTCATTTGTTACTCTCTATAGGGGGCTAATAGAGCCAGCCCAGTAATTACGGTAGGTGCAGCCAGACGTTTGCGATGATGTGGAGGCACGTTACTACCTCCAACACCGTTATCCAATTTCTATATTTCGCATGAACCTGACGAGCAAGCCAACTCCTGAGTTCCAGTAGTGGTGTCCTCTTTTTCATATTCGCCAAGCCTCTCCCATTCTATGTCACTTGGGGTTTCACGTTTAAGTTTATCATACGCTTCTTTATCTACTGCTTCGTATGGTGCTTGAGCGTATACATGGTCAGTACGTGGTAGGAAGCTAATCCCTGAACATTTATCCAAGCGTTCCCACAACCACTGCCCTGCTGATAAGAACTCATCATCAGAGTAATAAATTGTAACACTTGGTTTATGTTCACACCAGTGGTCTTGGTAAATCTCCCACAAGTCTAGTTGCTGCTGTACATCTAATTCCTCTACACAGGTTGCACCTTTAGGAGCTTTGACAGGGAACTCAAAGACATAGTTCTCTCCGTTCATTACGTCTTTCTCCCAAGACACACCCGCATCTTTTAGGAATGCAGAGATAGGGTCTTTACCATCGCTGCGTACTCGTCTTATATAGTAAGGTGAGAACCTAGCGTGGATACCACTAGCACTGTCAACCAACTGCGATACTGTACCTGACGGTTTAACACAAGTAATAGCTGTTGATTGATTGATGCCCAACTCAGCAGCAAACTGTTTATTAGTATCGACTGCAACTTTCTTTAACTTCTCTAAAGTTTCTACTAACTCTTGTTTGTTACCTTTACCAGATAACAGCTTGTGATCCATAATGCCTGTCATGCTCACACCAAGTAGGCACTCTTCTTCTGTGTTACGTTTCCAGATTGATCGTACATATCTAAAATCTGTTAATGAAGATTGGAGAGTACCCATAATTGTAGCAAGTCTGGTCTTACGCTCTAGGTCTGCAACACTATCTCCTGCTCTTACAACAATCTCAGACAGGTTACATACTTGAGCAGAGCGTAGAATAATCTCACTGCATGGATTAGTGCCGAACTCGTAGTTACTATCACGCCTTCCGTTCTTATCCGCTTGCTTCTGTGAGGCGGTTCGTGAAAAGATACCACGTTCACCAGCTTTGGATTTATATAACGCTACCCACTCTTCGAGGAAGGTTTCGTAGTCAGGCTTTTCTGAGTAGACAGCAGAGTTGTTAGCCAACGCTCTTTGACCTTGAGTGTCCCACCAGTTACCAGACTTAGCATGGCGCATACGGTCATCAGATAAATTAGAAAGACTAATAAGGGCAGACCTACGAACACCACCCACAACGACAATCTCAGCAATTTTACAAACAATGTCATGGCATTCTATACTCGTTAGTTTGCGACCCCTTGCGTTCTTAAATGTACTAACAGTAAAGTTAAAAAGACTGACCAAAGGATCAGCCCCGCTACTACGCCCACCGAATGTTTTGAGTCTAGCACCCTTTGGACGAAGTTTAGATACGTCCCAAGTAGGCACTTGACCCGTGTACAAAAGACTAACCAGTTCGCGGAAAGCTTTAGCCCAGCCAATTTTACTGTCTTGCACATGGATTGTAGTTTCTGTTTCATAAAAATCCTCACTTATTGTTGGTAGTTTTGTTACGGACTGACGCTCCACAGAAAAACCTACGCCAGTGCCACACATTAATACATATAAAATTTCATCAAATACTCTTGGGTTATCGACAGCCACAAAGGAACAGTTGAACCCTGCCATGTTATCTCTGTCTAACGCTTCCCCTGCTGTCATTAAGCAACGCATACTGGGCATTACTTCTAGATTGTAGATGGCGTGGTATAACTCATTAGCCAACCCGTTATCTACTTGTCCTCTATCTACCCAAAAGTTAACGTAACGCTTGACTGTTTCTGCCCAAGTCTCTCTTCGGTTGTCCTCATCCCGCCACCTAGCGTAACGGGATTTGTGAATGTATTGTTGATATGAGTCCATCAGCGATCATCTCCTGAACCTTTGAGCGTATCGTTTATCTTACGCTTGTATAATTTGTTTAAGTTGTTAAAGGCAATGTCACTGAGGTTAAGCCCCATCCTGTCGGTAAGTACAGCAAGATACCAAAACACATCACCCAACTCAGAAGCCATTTGATCTTTGAAGTCATACGGTTCACCATCTCTCATTTTCTTTTTCAGTTTACCAGCGACCTCTCCTGCCTCGGATGCTAGACCAAGAGTTAAATACTCTACTGCTACATCTTCATCAAAGACAACGGTCTCTGAACATTTACTCTGATACCAATCAAAGCCCTCAAACATTCCTGTAATTTGCTCGTAAGAAGCACCACCTAATACGTGTTTCATCCCCAGTTTTCTCCCTTCGTTTTTTCCATTAATTCAATCATCTTGTTTAAATACCAAACAGCCTTCTTTGCATCCTGTATGGGTTTCCCCTTTGTCCAGAGCCTAGTGCTGGTGTACTTGAGTACATTCCCGTGACAATAGTGGATAGCGTCAAACTCTCCTAAAACGTCTACTATGTAATCTATTGTTTCTATGCTCCCCTCATTGTAATGAGCAGGATTGTTTATAGGATCATCTACTGCATCCATAACGCTACCTCCTTTGTTTTAAAATCATATTCACCGTCACGTAGGATACGAGCAAGCCTCGCATTCTCTATCGCTATTTCTTCACCTAAACCCTGAGTGTCGAAAGCATCGACCACAGTCTGCCACGTTGCTCCGTTGTCCTGTAACAACCTATCGGCTTTCTTTGCTCCTATAGTCGGACAACCTTTGTAGTTATCTGTGGCATCTCCCACTAGTGTTTGATACAAGAACCAGTAGTCAGCCTCTTCTTCATCAACCTCGACAACCTTACCATCTAATAAGTGGTAGGCGGGTATTGTTAGAAGGTCTTTATCTGCTGACCAGATTACATAGTTCTTATCTGAACTACCAAGTATTCCTAAAAGGTCATCAGCCTCCAGCCTATCCTCAACTTTGCCATTGTAATTATCCGCTAAATATTTTTTGGCAAAATTTAGAAGCATAGGTTTGCGTGTACCTTTACGGTTTTCTTTGTAATAAGGTGCTACCTCTTTTCGGTAGAGGTTATCTCCTGATAAACAAGTGATTACCTTATCGCATCCAGACTCTTCTATAATCTTACTCATAAATTCTTCCATCGAACCTATGACATCTTTCTCATGGGCGTGGAGTGTCCACACACCGTCACCCCAATCTATTGGAGTCTCAGCAACCACGGCTGCTTTGTACGCTACAATATCACCATCAACTAATAGTGTTCTACTTTTCTTCATCTATATCGTCCTCCAGTGCTTCAAACAATTTATTCAGCTCTTCCTTTTGCATCTCTAAACCTTGCCTAGATAAAATTATTTGAATGATAATCTCACCAATCCACTTCACTCCCAAAGCGGTACTGACGAATAAAAAACTAAACACCAAAATCATGTTAAGCGTTGTACCTTCCATACTTACTCCCTATGCTTTTGAAGTCTTAGTTTTCTTGTGTTAGGATCAAAGAGTAGGTACTGAACACCAAGCTTCTTTTGAAGCGGTGTGCGTGAGGAAGCATAACTTCCCCTGCCTGTCTCTTTATTCATCTTCACATCAAACAAGTAAACTTCTCCGTTTTTAATTCCTATTAAGTCTACAGCACCAGATGACCCAGCATTGTAGAACACCTCAAACCCCTCATCCCATAACCAAGTAATTGCATAGAACTCTGCTAAGTCACCTAGTCTGCTTGGGCTAGTGAGTTTCTGCCCAACTCCTGCCGACATCGAACTCTGAGTCGAGAGGGCATTTGAAGTTGTAGTGTTGTTCTGTCTCTTTAATGGCTTCTTTAGTGATTTCACCTATGGTATCCTCCAAGCCTTCCTTTACTATAATCTGCACTTCGTCATGTACAAACGCCACTATTGCAGCTTCTTCGGTAGTGTAGCCTTTCTCACGTATCTTACGCTCAATGGCTCTGTACCAATACTTACAAACGATAGCACCCGCAGATTGTAGTAGTGTATTTAATGCAGCATGGGGGTGACGAATGGGGATTAACCTACCGTCTAAACCTTTAATAAACTTTTCACCATGTTGCTGTTCAAGACGTAAACTTATTGCTTCAGTTAGCTTCTTGAGCGCAGGGGTCTTAGCTAAGAATCTCTTCTTAATTTGTCCTCCCTCTTTCGCTCCCTTGCCAATGATCTCTCCAATTTTCTCATTCCCTGCTCCGTAGAGAAATCCGTATATGAAAGTTTTCGCCTGTGGGCGTGTCTGTAGCCCAGCAGCTTCTTGATTTGCTGTGTGTATGTCACCTTCTAAAATTTCCTTAGCGTACTTACCGCCATCATATCTGTGCATATAATGACTTAAGCACCGCAATTCTAAACCACTTGCGTCAGCCCCCAACAAGGAGTAACCCTGTGGCGCACAAAATAACTGGCGGCATTCCTTCCCAAAGGCGGCTGTTCCACTTGGGACTTGAGCGACATTAGGATCACTATGTGTGCAACGAGAAGTAACAGCCCCCATGTGATT